ATTTGTATTAAGTGCAACATAGATTTTACCAGTCGCACCCGTTACCGGAAACGCTGCTAAATTTGCGTATTCTAGAACATCATCAACAAAAGATGGCAGTCTATTAGCCGGAATCAAAGACGATGCGTCTAGCTCACAGATGCCATTTGCTGCACCTTTTTGCGCCGTGATTCTAGCGTCTGCTGCTGATTCTATTCCTGTCCCTGTGATTGATGTTTCAACTGTTAGTGTGTCGGTTACTAAACCCATAAATTACTCCACGCTTTCGCCATGATTTATGGCAATCCACGAAACTTCACCAGACAAGGCGGCGTTTGCATTTGAATTTATAACAAATCCCGCTGTGGTCTTTGTTTGAAAACTCCAAGATCTAGAATTTGCACCAGCGATTGAAATTGAATAATTTGTATTTGGGAATGCGGTCCCAAAAGTTACAGTCGCAATTCGAGGCGTTCCTGTGAAGCTTCCGGCAGCCACTGTTCCTGATTTTATGATTCGTGCTCCGCCAATGCCGTCGAGCTTTGTTTTGTCTGCGGCACTCATAAATCCCGCTACTGAAGTCGTTGCATTCGCGTGTTGAGTGCCACCTGTTCCAACGTGTGAAAGTGGTGTATAGGCTGCATTGCCTTCAGCAGGTGTTAAATATTGTGGATGTGGATCAAGTGCCGCAAGATGCGCCGCTAGCGCAGAGTCACCCGAAAGGATCACCACGTTTCCAGCATCATCTTTTGATTTTGCTAAACCGTCCGCACTATCTACAAATATGATTAGTTTGTTTGTCGGTGCATTTGGCACAGAGGCCAAGGTCACTTCTGATAATCTTAATTGACTCATATTATTTCGAGTCTCCCTTCGACGTCTAGAATACCAGTCGATTCGACTTCTACAGGACCGCTTACAACAGATGAGAAATAAATAGGTATTGTGTAAGTCTCAGCACTTGCGATTAAATACTTTTGAAAACCAGGGCTTGCACCACGAATGGTATCACTCGCAGGAATCTGCGATATTTTGCCATTAATAAGTGCAAGCGCGGTTTGTTCTGCCATTTAATTCTTTTTCCTGTTTAAGTGACCTTGTTTAATTGCCTCTTTGTGCGCGTCGCTTAGCTTTCTTCCGCTTAATGCTTTTTTAAGGCTCTCAACGTGTGAGCTGCTAAGCTTTTTTCCTTCGTTCCATGCTTTTTGTCCCATGTGCGACTCAGAAAGCTTTTTCTTTGTTTCTTCTGATGCTTTAACGCCTTTTCTTGCAAGACCCATTAGCTGAATGTTCATCAACTGTTCATCAGATATGATTCTTTTTTTTGAAGTTTTCTGTATTTTCTTTTTTGTTTCTTCTGAATGATTAAGGCCAATCATTGTATTGTATCCGATGATAGGATCATTAGCTTTTAGCAAAACTATCTGACGTCTTTCTTCGGACCTTGATTCGTTAAAATCCAAGTGAGTAGAAATAATTTCTGCATAAAAATTATCTATTCCAAATTTTCTAATCGCATCCGTTAGCCGACCAGAGCCTTTAGGCGCAACAGCGTGAGATGATAATCTCGCGTGTAATGTTCGTTCTGTTCGGCCTATATAAATCATTCCATTTTCCCTATTAGTAATTTTGTAAACCTTGTATAATTTGCCCATTATTTCTCCTTTTTGTAAAAAAGTAATGGGCAAACAACATACTGTCAACGGCTATTTTTGTCGTATTAGGCTAATACGACAATATCGTCAATATCAGTGTCGATTTCTGTTGCAGAAATTGCAGTTCCTACAAGTTGAGAGATCTGAGCGCCGCCCAAGAATGTTGGAGGAGTTGCTGTAACACCGCCAGCAGTTGCTAAGAATTGACGTGCTCCTGCAGTTAAACCAGAAAGGTCGTTGTTAGTTCCTTCAAAATAAACAGTTGCATTGTTACCGCTTGTTACAGCATCAAGCAAAAATCCGTGAGCTTCGCGTGAATTTGAGTTATCAGCTAAACGAACATTTGGAGTTCCTGTGTTGTCGTAAATGTTAACGTATTTTCCAGCACCAATATTCTCAGATGCTAAAATAACTTTAACATTTGGACCAACGCCAACAGGCATAACAGAAACGTCTAACAAACCGTTAGAGTCTAATGCTACGACTTCGCCAGCATCTGCAGCACCTGCTGAAATAACAGTTGCTTCGACTTGTGTTAACTTACCGTTTACTAATTGTAAGGGTTTGTGTGCCATGTTTTAAATTCCTTTTTAAAGTGTTATTGGTTCTTGTATGTTAATAAAAATCGCACCAACTCCTTGAGACGTAGCAACTAAAGTCCTAAAACCTGCTATAGGAGCTGTGTCTGTGAGTGATCCGTTAATGTCTAAATATAATTGTGTATTTACAGGCCAGTTAAAAGATGAGTCTCTCAAAATACCGTATGTTTTGACTTGAGTTGATTCATTGGCTTGAGCTGCAACAATGGTGATACCAAAAACAGTCGAGCTTGAAAGATCAATGTTGTTATTTGCGTAAATTACTGTGTTCGGAGAAGTGACCGTAACACACTTTAATGCGCTTAGGATTGCGCCTGCGTTGACTATTTCTAGTGATCCATCAGATCCGCCGCCAATGTCAGAAGCATTACCAACGTAAACCTCGACGGCTGTTTTATTTGCACGAGTTGGTGACTCTACAAACGCATCTTGAATTCTTTCGCCTGTCGTGTCCCTGATCGGCCCAGTCATTATTTGCCTTTTGGTTTTATTTTAGAATAAAGATCAATTCTGTCGTAGTACCAAGCAAACCAATATCCGTTTGCAAATTGAATATCGAAATATTTAACCTCAGATTTTAGTCTAAGATTATTCATCAACAGCGCCTCCTGAAGTTTCTCAGGAGACGTCGCCTTGATAAAATGAGGAAACACACCCATGTCTGTTTGTGTCCCTACATTCATTTTAATTAATCCGCGATTTCTGCAATTAATGGAGAAGCTGGAGCAACCAACGCACCACCGATTGAATCTATACCGTTAGCAATTTGAAGTGCTTTGATACCAACTAATTGGTCAATCGCTGCTTTCATTGCTTCAGTTCCGTACTCAACTGCTTTCTGTTCTGCGTACATTGGAGCCTTTTGGAAAGCTAATGCAACAGCAGCTTTTTCGTAGATGAATGATTTAGCTAATGATGGGTTAGTGTGAACGATTACGTTCAATCCTAAAACCTTACCGATTACACCTGAAGGAAGATTGCTTGAGCCGTAAGCGTCAGCGCGTACAAACTCAGGGATTGCTAACAAGTCAGCTTCGCCCTCAGCAGATACAACTAAAGAGCAATCAGAGATTACAGCTTGGTTCTTTTGTAACCATTTACGAGCGTTTAAGATTTTAGTTAAATCGATACCACCAACTTGATTGTAGCCAGAAGCTGCATCGATAGTTGCTAAGATCAATTCGTCAATCTTACGAGCGTGTGCAGTAGCAGCGCGCTTAACGTACTCAGCTTGAACATTTACGTTTGATTGATACTCATCAAAAGAATCAACTAACCAACCAACATATAAACGCTGATCAAGGTCTAATTTTTCTGCTGTGAATGTTAAATCTTGTAAAGTTCCTGCTGTAGCTGTTGCACGGTTCTCAACAGTGAAAGATCCAGTATTAGGGAAAGAAACTGATTTCGATCCTTTAACTGCAAAAGGTGATACGTCTGTAACTGTTCCAACTAATTTAGCTTGAAACTTTAATTCTTTTTGAACCAATGCTGCAATTAGTTCTTGCTTTGTAGCGCCTAATTGTGTGTTGCCTGTAACTGCCATTTTAAACTCCTTTAAAGTTTGTTTATTTTGCTGTTTTTAATAACTCTTTTAATTCATTTTCAGAGAGATCAGTCAGAGGCTTAGTCGATATAGAATTGTTTGATGGGTTGATGTCCTGAACCATTTTAAAGTCCTTCTTAAAAAGATAAGGCTTTGATTTGGTTAGCTCTTGAATTTTTCCAACCAGCTTTTGGTTATCAAATTCAAAATCCTCAGTGACTTCTAGGTCATCAAACGAACAAGCTTTCATAGCAATTTCGGCGTCAACACAACCTAGTTTTTCAGCTTCACGCATGAACTGACTTCGGATTGCTTTTTCACTTACGTTCTTAACAATGTTTAAATTTTTAGACTTAAAATCGTCTGCCAATTTCTTGTTATTCTCCGCAAGTTCTTTCCACTTTCCTTCAGCCTGTAATTTCTCAGCCTCAAGTTGATCCTTGTAAGCTTTCATTTCAGACATTTCGGATTGTAGTTTCTTTTTTTCGCCTAATAGTTTTGAAAATGTTTCATAAGCGACTGATTCTTTTTTCTCTGGCACGTCACTGACTTGCTCAGTTTTCCCACTGGGAATTTGTTCTGACATTTGTATCTCCTGTTACAGAGATAATTTTCGCTTAATCTTATTGTAT